AGACAGCCCAGCCATGACGGCTACGGAAGTCAATGCCCGCATGGAATTGATGCAGCGTTTACTTGGGCCAGCACTGGGCCGTATCCAGTCTGATTTCCTTGATCCGTTAATCAACCGGAGCTTTTATCTGCTATTCCGGGCTGGCAAGTTACCAGAGGTGCCCGCAGCCGTAGCCAATTCCGATGCTGAAATGGAAATTGAATATCTAGGCCCGCTGGCCCGTAGCCAGAAACTGCATGATGTAATGGCCATGGACAGACTTGAAGCCATGCTGGGTAACATCGCCGCAATCAATCCGGAAGTACTGGATTTGATTAACTGGGACAAGGCCGTGCAGATCAAGGCTGATCGGCTGGGTGTGCCCATGGATATGCTGCGCAGTGAGGAAGAAGTCGAACAGATACGCGCAGACCGTGCTCAACAGCAAGAGCAGATGCAGAAACTGGCTGCCGCTGAATCTATTACCAAGTCTATGCAGCAAGGTGCGCAGGCTGAAAAACTTTCCAGTGAGGCGGAAGTAATTCCGATGCAACAATGACAGGTGAAGGTGAAAAATTAATGTCGGCATGGCGTTTGCTGTTACGTGGTGCGCACGGGCATATCATTCAAAAGGATTTGGAATATTACGCAACACGTCAAAGCCATGTGAGTGATGACCCGTATGAAACAGCTTTTCGTGATGGGCAAAGGATGCTTGCTCAGACTTATCTTGATATGGCCAAGGAGGATTAAATATGTACAGGTTGAAATATAAATTAATGGACGAAGCCGGTGAAGGTGAAGGCAGCGCGGGCGCGGATGAAGGCTCGCAGTCAGCGAATCAGAAAGTTCCGGAATGGCAACAGGCCATCCCGGAAAATATTCGCGGCTGGGATGAAGTTAAGAATAGTGACAGCCCGGAGAAGTTTTGGGGCCAAGTGGAAAACATGCGCTCATTTTTGGGGCAAAGCATTCGCATTCCGGGCGAAGACGCGGGCGCGGAACAGCAGCAGGAATTCTATGACAAGCTGATTAACAAGGTGCCAGACTTGATGATCCGGCCAAAGGATGATGATCCGGACGCCATGCAAACCCTGTATCGACAACTGGGCCAGCCGGAAAACTCAGACGATTACCGTATCCCGGAAATCGAGGCACCAGAAGGCATACCCGTAGATGAAAATGCTTTGAAGGCATTTGCACCGATTGCCCATAAATACGGATTAAGTCAAAAACAGTTTGAAGGTGTATTGAAAGATTATAACGAGGGCCAGTTACAAGGCGTATTGCAGCAGCGCTCTGACTATCAGCAGCAGATGCAGGACTTGCGCGGTGAATGGGGCCTGACCTTTGATGACAACATGCAGAAGGCGGATCGCGTGCGCCAGGCATTCCTTGGTGATGATCTGGCCAGCATTGAAGGGCTGCCCCCCGGTATCATTCGCGGGCTGGCCAAGATTGCCGATCAGTTTGGTGGCGAAGGCAGTAATGATCTGATATCAAGTCAGGGTAAAGCGGGCGTGGTTGCGCCCAGTGAAGCCAAGGCGCAGGTGAATGAAATCATGAGTAACCGGGAACATGCCTATTGGAATGCCGGTGATCCGGGCCATGCTGACGCGGTGAAAAAGGTGGTTGCACTGATGAAACAGGCCAATCCAGACAGCAGCACGGAGATAAATGACCTGCGTGCTGGTAATGCACTTGATATGTAGGGAGTTTTTATCCTATAGTTCAATCAAGCAGGTGGCTAATAAGGATATTAGTCTGCTAACAAGCGCTAGGCACTGGCGTTAATCAGTGCAAGTCAGTAAGTCCTGTGTATGCCACGGGGTAGCTACGACGAAGGTTAACGGATTAACTTTCAAGGAGATGCCCCGATGGCAATTTCAATTAGTAACGTCTATATCCAGACGTTTGAAAACATTGTACGGCACCTTGCTCAACAGCGCATGTCACGTTTGCGGATGTGTGTTGATGAACGTGGTGTTAGTTCCGAAAAACACAACTGGGAACGGATGGGCCAGAATACGGCCAGCCTGAAAACGGCAGCCCGTACTGCAACCCCGGAAAATGATTCTGACTGGTCAAGACGTGTCAGTGTGGCTCAGACTTGGCACATTGGCGACAGTGTTGAACAGGAAGATCCGGTACAGATGCTGGTCGATCCGCAGAGCAATATCGCTCATTCCATTGCCATGGCTATGAAACGTGCGCAGGACGATACCATTATCGCAGCCGCTACAGGTGATGCGTTAGATGGTGCAGGCGCAGCCGTTACTTTCCCAGCCGGTCAGGTAGTCGGTAATGGCACAGGTGTTTTCTCATTCGATGGCGTGACAGAAGTCTATGAAAAATTCATGTCAAACGATATCGATCCGGATGAAGAAAAATGGATGGTTGTTGGCCCAGTGCAACTGCGCAAGATGCAGCAGTTAACTGAATATACATCCAGTGATTATGTCAACGTGAAGTCATTAGCTACCAATGGTTTTGTTAAGGCATGGATGGGCTTTAACTGGATTGTCTCAACTCGTTTGCTTTCTCCCCTTGGCACAGATATTTCCTGTCTGGCCATGACCAAGCGTGCTATTGGCTTGCAGATGAACCGGGATATCAGCGCCCGTATTGCTGAAGACCCGAGCATTTCGTTTGCATGGCGCGTGTACTGCTTTGGTACATGGGGTGCAGTCCGGGTGGAAGATGAGCAGATTGTTCACTGGAATCTTAAAAACTCATTAACTTAATCCTTACGTCCGTTTAGGGGAGGTTAATCCTCCCCTTTTTTTAATTGGAGGTAGTTATGTCCATTATGTTGCATTGCAGTTATAACCAAGGACAGCCGCAATTTACTGAGATTAACCCATTAAATTTAACTAATCTGCCAGCCGCTAATGTTGGTGTTGTTTGGGGTCAATTTTATAACACAACAACTTTTGGCAGTATGATTAATCAGAATGCGATCTTAACTGGTTTGAAACAATGTTCAGATGTAATTCGCGAAGCCGGATTTCCCAGCCCATCAGCCACTCAATATATTTATGTAGAAAATTTATTGGATGCGCCCGGTAAAGGCACAATTACAATAGCGGATGTTGCGGCTACGCAAGTACTAACTGAGAACGGGGTGAGTATTGCTTACGGTACTGACTTTGTAAATATTCCGCATAGTACAGAACTTATTCAAGATACAATTCAGCGTTTAATTCAAGGTATGCGTGAACTTGTATTGGTGCCGTGGACTGGTTTTCCGCCGATTTAAGTCATGTCCAGCCACGTTAATGATAATCGTGCAGCATGGTATGCCGCTACAGGTGATGCCAAGAATTCACTTGGCAAGCTATGGCGCTCAGGCACTATAGGCATATCAATTACGCCGGGAACACCATATGTTTTTGGAATGGTTACGGCTGACATTGCTATGGCGTTAGATTCGTTTGAACTTACAACGCTATCTCTGGATACAGATATAAAGATTTACGAAGGCGGAACGATCACGGGCGGTACACCGATGTTTACAACTGCGATGAATCGGACGCTGATTAAGCCTTTTCCGGTTGCAAGTTTTAATGAAGGTGTGACGGTCAGTGCTGCGGGTACTTTGATTTTTGAAATGCGTCATCGGAATCCGGCAACTGATGAAAAGTTAGCCCAGATTGTAACCGCTGGCCGTAACTCAACATTGGTATTGGCCGCGAATCAAACGTATTACCTTGAAATTGATAATCTTGATGCAGCAGCAAAAGAGTATGACGGATCATTTTTACTTACTACTTTCGATGACTAAGGAGAGGTTATGAAACCCGGAGCGAATAATTCAGACAAGGTGCAGATTCACAAACTGGCCGAGGAAGGTTACAGCGCAGAAGATATCAGCGATAAATTGCAAATTGATTTGACTTGCATTAATGCCTTTATAAAGCCGGTAAAGAAGAAATCTGCGCCGAAGAAAGAAAAAACTGAGCCTGAAATTGTCTTTACGGATTAACGACCATGGCTACCGAAGTTTCAATTTGTAATCTTGC